TCTGGGGTGTAGACACCCACCACGCAACCTGGGAATACAGAGCGGATTCCTTCGCTAATGACACGAGCACGGAGCATCGCTCTTGGGTAGTTCTTCCAGTTATCCTTGTTGGCGATTCCAATCTCTCTCGCTTGGCGTAGAGTCCAGCTGTGTTCAAGAGAACCGCCCTGCGGGTGCGTGAATAGCCCTGTAACCTTTTCATCTGTGTATTCCTTCCACTGTACGGAGCCACCTGCTTGTTGGAAACGAGCAAGCATTGCATCTGCTTTCAATGCTGGACGGCCTTGTATGACATGGAAGTCACGCATAGCGATAGCGGGATGCAGACCTTCTGCTTGGCATAGCAACATGATTGCCATAGCTTCTTGTGGGTTTTTAAACCCGAACATCTTGCTGGTGGCAGCAACCTCTGCCATAGCTTGGATGTCATTCAGCGGGATTATGTTCATCTGGAACCTCCTTTTTGTTACGTTGTTTCATCATTAAATCTGCCAACATATAAGATATAGAAGCAAAAGAATCCATCTTGTCTTCCACATCAGAAGCAAGCAATCCTGCCAAAGCCTGACCAGCAAAGTAGTCCCGCAAGTCCATGCCATCAGAGATGGTTGTTTGACCACTTGTAGGGTGTTTGTGCATGTAAGGGTAGGCTTTCATGCAGCCACCTTGTTTCTTCTACCAGGCTTGGCTTTAGGTGTGCCATCTAGCTTGATTCCATACTTTGAGTAGGAGAGCTTGAGCAGAGCATCTACTTGTGTCTGTAAAGTGTTGTATTTACTAGACATTTGTTTCATCTCTGCTTCTAGCAAAGTAACTCGTTGCTGTTGTTTCTCTGTGAATAACATGTGAACCTCACTTTAAAAGGAATCTACGGGAGCCAGGAATATCCCTGACAAACTGGTCATAGATGTCGGGCATAGCAGACTGGAACATCTTGCTGTCAAACCTTGCGGAAGGTTTAGCGTTCTTCCAAGTAGCCAGCACCTGACCTTCTATGCTGGACAGGGTGGAGGCTTCCCCCATATACCCAGCCACCAAGGTTTGTAGCTGTTCTTCCTGTGCTTCTAGAGCCTTGATATTGGCCTTGACCTGACTCAGGGCTAGACAGGCTTGTTCAACGCTTGCAGAGGCTGTTTTAAGGCTTCCTGTGGCCTCCTGTGGGTACAGGAGTTTTACCTGTTCTAGGTCTTCAGGTGGTAGGGTGGTTCCCGCTTGGACATGACCCCACACCATAGCCATTTGCTTGATAAGTTCGTCTTTTTGGTTCTCTGTAATATGAAACGGAATGAGGACGAACTCTTGACCTCCGAATAGAACGGCGAGATAAACCATATCGACACCGAATACAGCAGCTTCGTGTACCAATTGTGCAACATCCGCAGGGGGTGCGACACCAGACACATCGTACTTATTACGCACACCAGCGTTGTAGTTCTTAGCTTCGACAAGTATTGTTTTTCCACCTAGTTTCCCTGCAAAGTCAAAATGGCTGCGTAACCAGCTATGTTTAGGGTGGGTCAGAGCGTCATCAATCTTGGTTAGCTCTGTCCTAAGTTCAGCTTGGGCGAGTCTGCCTATGACTGGTTCCATAACATGGCCCATCTGGACAGCTTCGATGCCAGACAGGTCGGGGATTTCCATCTTGCCAAGCTTGGTCAAGATGACTTCGTTGGTTTTGCCGTTAGCTACCTTGCGGGAGTCTCCGCTCCATATCGCAGAGTTTCTTGTTTCTGGGGAGAAATCAGACATTTGGCATCCCCTTCATAAGTTCTTCCTCTTCTGCTGTCATCACATCGTCAGCGGCAACCCAATTTTCTCCTGCGGGTTTGCAGCGGCCAGAAGTGTATCTTTCAGTGGAGCAGTAGGGTAGTTCAGGGATGGTGCGTAGAAGGCCTGTAACTAGGCTTATAGGCCTGTCAAAGCCGCATCTAGCGTACTCTTGGTCATCAGGTAAAACCTCAGAGTTGAGGATGTGGATACAGTTTATGCATAACTTTGTCATGGTCACGAACCTTTCAGTTGATTGGGATTAGATTATAAGCACAGTTAGTTAGATGATGCAACAGTTATTTATTTCATGTGTTCTTCTCCTTCAACAACGCTATAGCTTGAGCAACAGCACTCTGTTGGCCTAAATTTGTGTTGTAGAAAAGGTCTGTTAACTCCTCATTTGTTAGCCCAACCCATGTGCGTTGTGGCTCAACATAGCCAACGACTTGAGCGTTAATTGCAATCTGTGGCTCTTGCTCTGTGCGCTGTGGTGGTGTGCAGGTATGAATGTCGTTTGTGCGTTTGCCGCATCGTGGGCAGAAGTTTTGTTCTTGGCTTTCCAATTCTGCAATGGCTTGGCGTAGGGATGCGATAGACTTTATTGCTTTACAGTCTTCACGGTGCGGATTGTAAGAAAGCACATCGCAACAAGCCCTGCGCCCAATGTCATCTTGTTCATTGTCGTACGCGATAACGTCTACAAAATCTTCCAACGCCTCTGTCATTTGTTTCAATACTTCAATCATGTGTTCTTCTCCTTGAGTTTGGCTTCAATGGCTCGGGCAAAAGTAACCGCACCGCCGACCATCTCACTCCTGTTCATTGCCGCCTCAGTGCTGCAAACCCCAATCTCATAATCCGCCAGCCCCTGCCATGTGCGCTGTGGGTGGGTGTAGAGCATCGTGCCAACTGGTAGGGCGTTCACATCGTATTGATAGAAGCCAATGTAGTGCTTCTCGTCAGACCCACAACAAACCCACGCCACAGGCTCTTGGCTTTCAAGCTCTGCAATGGCTTGGCGCAAAATTACCTCAAGCTGGTCACAAACTGTTGGCGCATGAGGCTCAGTCAACAGCAGTTGATATGCCTGTTTCAATACTTCAATCATGCTTGTTCTCCTCTGGCTCTGATTTCGTATGCGTATTGAAGATGGTGATTCTCCTCGTCTATATACCCAAACTCCAACAAATCTGCACACTCCTCACGTTCTTTGGCGGCTATCAGCTTGGCAAAGGCTACAAGTGCCTCAGAGTAAATGCCATCAAGGTGTGGACGCATACCAATCAATCCACATTCTTGCGCCATATCAATGATTTCATCTTGTGTCACTGGGGTTCTCCTTCTTGATTTTGTAATGCAGCAACAGGATAAGTGGGGCTAAACCCAACAGCAAACCTGTGGTTAAGGTAAGTATCCAAGTCGTAAAGTTTTCCATGTAAGTCTCCAGTTGTCAGCAGGGCTAGGTCTATGTCTCTGGCTAGATGGGGCTTACCTAGCTTGACTTCATCTAGCAGTTGGTTAGCTTCTTGTTTGTTCATGTGTTTCCTTTGGGCAATACAAGGGCTACGGTAGGGATGATGATTAGTCAATGTCCTACTTTCAGCCTTGGGGCTGTCCTGTATGGGGCTACTGCCCGTATACAGTTCTGCTGCTTTATTTATCAGACCAGAGAATTTGTCTCTGCAACAATCGACTATCAACCTACATGTCTGTTTATCACTTGGGGCAGAACCCTCGTGCAGCCGTCCCCCTTGGGTCAAGCTGAACCGCTTTCCTCCCACGCTGCCACAGTCAGGGGCACTTGCTATCGTGTGGGGTACGGTTGACGTAGGGGCATAAAAAAAACCGTTACAACTGCCCTCGGTAGGAACCCATAGGTAAAGACCAAGGGCAAGGGCATGTGTAACGGCTTTCATTTGCTGCTTCCTACGGCAACGGGGCAGATATTAACTGAAAACCAAAAGGGCTGTCAAATACCCTGCGACATACAGGGAAAGATAGACCAGCACCTTGTCAGCAAGATTGGGGCTTTCGTGCCATTCTGGGGCAGAGGGGAAGGCCTCCGACAGGGTGCGGGGGAACTTGCGGGTAGTGTCATTCAGGGATTCGAGCTTGAATTTAATCATGGGATAACTCCAGTTGTTGCATAGCTTGGGCTTTACAGGCTTCTACCTGTTGGGGGCTTAAACCCCCTGACAGTTGGTAAACAAGGGCTAGGGCATCATCTTCCCTGCCATTAGGGGCAGTGATGGCTAGAACTAGGGCTTGTGTGAATGCTTGTTCATGTGTCATGGGGCTATCTCCTTCAAATGGTGTGAGAGGGTATCCATCCAGCTACGGGCGGTATCTTCTCCAAGCATCCAGATGACTTCAAGGCCAAGGCTTTCAGCGGTAGCGTCAGCAGCTTCATAGTCGCCGTGGTCGCCGAGGTTATAAATCAAGCCGTCAGAGGCTAGGCAGAAATAGGTTTCATGGGCTTTCATGGGGCTACCTTTCAATAGGGGCGAAATGTGGCAATGAGCCAGGCACTATCTGGAAAACCATAGGACTCATGCCGTAAGTGTGCGGGGGGCGTATCTGTGCCAAGGGGGAATTTATACAACTCCACAAAGGCAAGGCCAAGGGTTTTAAGGGTATGTTGTAACTCTGAAAACTTACCCTTTGCAACGGCAACGCTCAGGCAACCAGAGCCGCCCGCATTGTGTGTTTCGCATTCCAAAGCATCTAAGGCACGGTAAACCTCAAAGCGTTTTTCATAGGTCAATTCATAGAATGATTGCATGGTCACTGACTCCAAAAAAAGATTAAAAAAAGGGGCTTACAAGCCCCTACAAGGGGCTTAATTTACTTAAGAATACATTCTCTGAGGGTTCGCATTTCATCGTTCCAAGATTGTCCGCAAATGTACTCTGCGCCCTTATCGTTCAACGTCATGCGGGAATATATGCCGTACCGTTCCCAGCAGCTTAGGGGCAAATCAAGCCTACGGGATAACCGTTCTTTTGTCTTTTGTCGGCAACCTTTGCCTACCATGCTGTAAATGTCGGCCTTTTGTGCATCGGTAAGAGTAAAGCTACCCTCTGAATGCTTTGCGTCATAAATTAAGTTGTCCAAATTGCGTTGCATACTATGCTTCCCTTCAAAGTTGATTAGTTGATTATCGAATGATAATCCCTAAACCTACTGTATAGGCTTAGGGGTATCACTTATGCCGCTACTGATTCGCTTGTAACGGTTTTAGGCCGTGCACACCACGTAGGAATAGAAACATCCCTTGTTTCCCGCATAGGCATGATGATGCCTACAAACAACGGGTCACTGTCAATATTGACAATGCCGCTATCGTTGCCCCGTTGCTTAATTTGTACGGTTATATTGCTTGTTTTATAGCCCCGTAAGTCGTTTGCACAATCCTGAAATGCTTGTATGTAATCGGGGTTGTACGTGCTTTGCTCTAGCCCTTTTTCACTTGTCAACGTAGGAATTACACGGTCACAATCGGGGAATTTACCTTCCAAGGCTTGAAATATCATCGTTTCACTCATCGAGGTAATGACGGTTATTTTTACCCCGTCAACGGTGAAGCAAAGGTTTTCTTTCCCTTTTTTGCCCGTTGCTGCAAGGCTTTTCACTGATTCCAATGGCAGGATAACGCTGCAAGGGTTTGCAATAGGTGTCTCATCGATAAGCAAACGGCCTAGCATATGCCCGTTCGTTGCTTCAATATAAGTACCCCTATTGTCCTGGACTACGTGCAAACCGTTTAAGTAATAACGTATGTCGCTTGTGGCTGCAAGCCGTGACATGGCTTTGAGTTGTTTACGTAAGATTGAGAACTGCATACTATGCCCTTTTGAAGTTGATTGATTAGATTGATACGCTAAAACGTATCGCATGACCTAGCACGCTAGGCCATACGCTAGGCTTTAGTCCATGCGTGACTCTACGTGTGCTTTGATGCCATGTTCATTCAACACGCTAGCAAACGCATAGGCATAGGCTTCTTTTCTCTGCAATGATTGATTGAAATCACGGACTGACATGCTTACGCCGCCGTTGTAGGCTTTGCGGCCTAAACCGTTTGCAACTAAGAACTTAGCAAACTTACTATTGGCGGGTTTGACGGTAACGCTAGCAAACCCGCAAACACCGTCACTAACGAAGTATTGACGTACAAGCCTAGAATCGTCATCTAGCGGGTTTTCACGTTGTTGCACTACCATAGGTGTTACCGTAGTCATTTCAACGGCTACGTTGCCCTTGTAGTGTGCTTCTTGGTAGATTGAATGTTCGTTCATGGATACTATCCTCAATGTTTGTTGATTGAATTGTAAACCCTAGAATTCTAGGCCTTACATATATATACATGAGAGAAACGTGCCAGTTCTTGTAAGTTGTTGATTTATATAACCCCTCCAAAACCCTAATGTGTATTTATACAGTGTATATTGTAATGATATAGTTATTGCACCGTGTGTATAGCCTAGGGTTAGACTAACATGTATACTATATAAAACTAAGTGTGTTTATATATTAGTATATCTATACGTTAGCCCGTCAACTTAACGGGGTAACTTGGGGTTTGTCACTTCCCGCCCGCCCTAGCCTGTGTTTATCCCCTAGTCTCTCTCAGTCTCTCTTTAGATTTTGGGCATGGGTTGACTATGCTTTTGCGTGTGCTTGTCTCGTCTTGCTTGCCCACGTGAATGGGTTTGAGGGTCTGAAAAGGCGTGCACCCCACTTCTCGCCCCCCATAAAAAAAATTACATTTTTTCAAATTTAGATTTTTGGTAGAGTGCTTTTGCAGTTGCTTTGGGGTTGGTCTGTTGACTAACCCTTTTTTTATCTATACTATGGAGTTATCAGTAGAGGGGTTAATATGATTACAGAGTTAGTGCTGGAGAGTGGAGTACAGATGCCTAAGCCGAGGGTTGTCTATGCCTACCCGTATGAGGAGATGGATGTTGGGGATAGCTTCTGTGTACCGCTAGAGGCAAGGGCGAAGGTGTTGAATGCCAATTACAGGGCTGGTAAGCGGTTGGGTAGGGTGTTTACTGCAAAGACAGAGGGTGACCAGGTAAGGGTGTGGAGAACGTCTTAAATGGATGAATCGTTCTGGATGGGTGAGGATGAGTTACGGGATGCGTATGCAGACCTGATGACTAAGCTTGCCCGTACGGAGCAGATGATGGTCATGATGGCTATAAGTGTTGAGAAGGCTGTGGAGTATGGATATAGGGTTGGATACGAGGATGGCGTTACGGGAGAGTCGTATTCGGTTTCAGCAAGAGATGTACAGAGCCTTGTCTTGCACTAACAAGAAGCAGAAGATTAAGTTAGCGGCTGAATGGAAAGAGAAGTATTCGCCCACACATTACAAGGAATTGATAGCGTGTGCCAAGAACAAGCGTATTGCTGGCGACATTCTTAACTGGAATCTAGAGGAAATGTAGATGCAACATAAAGGTGAAATTCTGTCTGGTGTGAAAGTAATCAGCAACTACAAGTATTTGGATACCCGTGGTCATTTTCTAGAGATGTGGAACTCTAAACATGAGATGCGTGGTGACTACAGACAGTTGAATGTGGCGGCATCCAAGTTTGGGGTTTTGCGTGGTATGCACTACCAAGACCAGACAAAGTTTGTCATGCCTGTTGTGGGACGCATATTTGATGTGGTGTTGGAGCCTGAGACTGGTAAGTGGTTTGGGATTGAGTTGGATGACTCTAAAGCCTTGCTGATACCTCCTCAGTACGCACATGGGTACTTGGTACTGACAGACCATGCTGTTGTGCAATACATCGTAGATGCCCCGTATGAGCCGAGCAAAGAACAAGTGTTTGGTTGGGATAAATACAACATAGAGTGGCCTGTAGCTATCTCTCCCATCCTTTCACAAAAAGATGCACAAGCATGAACTTTGACCTGAAGAAGTTTTATAAGTTCTGTTCTGAACTCAAGATTGAGACAAAAGAAGAGGGCTTGAAAAAGATGGGTAACCTTCTGGGGACTCAGACTTATGTCATGGAAGAGATACAAAAGGGGCTAGACAATGACATCCACTTCTTTGTCATCCTTAAAGGTAGGCAGCTTGGTATCACCACTATTTCCTTGGCTCTTGACCTCTACTGGCAGTTCACCCACCCTGGATGGCAAGGCACGTTGGTTGCGGATACAGAAGAGAACAGAGACATGTTCAGAAGTACTCTTGCTATGTACATGGAAGGTTTACCCAAAGAGTACAAGATTCCGCTTGTTGCCCACAACAGAAACCAAATGGTTCTTAAAAACAGGTCAAGACTCTTCTACCAAATTGCGGGAAATAAGTCTCGTCTGGGGCAGGGCAAAGCTATCACTTACCTACACGGGACTGAGACAGCATCGTGGGGTAACGAAGAAGGTCTTGCCTCCCTGATAGCTTCTCTTGCTGAAAAGAACTCAGAACGTCTGTACATGTTTGAGAGTACGGCTCAAGGCTTCAACATGTTCCATGACATGTATAAGACTGCCAAACGAGCAAAGACACAACGTGCCATTTTCTGCGGCTGGTGGCGTAATGAGTACTACCAAGTCCCTGCTGACTCCAACATCTACAAGGTGTACTGGGATGGCAAGTTAACAGGGGAAGAGAAAGAATGGCACAAGGATATTAAGAAACTCTACGGCTTTGAGATTAACTCTCGGCAGATGGCTTGGTGGCGGTGGAAGATGGCAGAAGGTATCAAGGATGATGCCCTGATGTATCAAGAGTTTCCACCCACTGAGGACTATGCCTTTGTGATGACTGGCTCCTCCTTCTTCTCGCACACCAGATGTACAGAAGCTGCCAAGAAGAGCAAGACTACAGAATGTGATTACTACAGATATGCTTTCGGACAACTCTTCCAAGATACAGAGGTTCTTAAATCTACTGAGAGACTCGGTACTCTCAAGGTATGGGAAGAGCCTATTGATTCTGCTTACTACGTTATTGGTGCTGACCCCGCTTATGGTAGTTCTGATTGGGCAGATAGATTCTGTATCCAAGTCTACAGATGCTACGCAGATGGGCTTGACCAAGTTGCTGAGTTTGCCACCTCGGAATTAAACACCTACCAGTTTGCGTGGGTTATCGCCCACCTTGCTGGCGCATACAAGAACTCAACCCTTAACCTTGAAGTTAACGGGCCAGGTCAAGCCGTGATTAACGAGTTGCGGAACTTGAAACGTCTGGCGACCTCTATGGGCGGGGCTACAGGCCGTGACTTGATGGATGTACTGGGTAGCATGACCAACTACATCTGGAGGCGTAATGACACTCTTGGAGGCCTCTCCAACAGTATTGGCTACCTGACCACTGCCAACAGCAAAGAACGCATGTTGCAGTACATGAAAGACTATTTTGAGCGGGGCATGATGGGCATTCTCAGCATGGATACCCTAGAAGAGATGAAAGGTATCGTGCGAGAAGGTGGTTTCTTGGGAGCACCTGGTCGTGGTAAAGATGACAGGGTGATTGCCTCTGCCCTTGCTGCCGTTGCCTATGCCGAACAGATTCAGCCTCGCTTGATAGCCCACAAACTGTCACGACATGTCAGTGAAGCTCAAGAATCCTACAGCCCTGAACAAATCGCTGTAGGTAGAAACGTCAGTGACTACCTTAAAAGAATCGGAATGTACGGACAATGAACCACAGCCAACTCACAATCGTGTCTATCTACGGACACAACAACGGAGCCTCTGCCCTACCCTCCATCGTCAGGTCTGTGCGGGAGTTGCCAGGTAGCCGTGGGTTGCTCATCTCTGTCGAAAAGCCAGAGAACATGCCAGAAGGCGTAGAGTGGAAGCGTTGCCACCCCATAGATTACTTAGGGTATTCCCTGTTCACCATGCACAGTTTGTATTCGTATATAGAAACAGACTTCTGCCTGATTGTCCAAGATGACGGTTGGGTGCTCAACGGCAATAACTTCAAACCTGAATACTATGACTATGACTACATAGGCGCACCATCACACTGCGCTTTTGGTGACGGTCACCTGTACCTGAAGTTTGCGTGGACTCAAGCCACAGAGCCTGTTTCTGTTGTGCAAAACGGAGGGTTTTCCCTACGTAGCAAGCGTTTCCTAGAAGCCTGTAACAAGCACGGCATCATGCACATGAACAGCAACGAGATACACGGCTGGAATGAAGATGCTCAGTTGTCTGCCATCCTGAAGCCCGTCCTTGAAGGTTATGGGTACAAATATTGCCCTATCGACATTGCCAAACATTTCAGCATGGAGTATGTCGGGCTTGGTTTCCACGAAGATGACTTTGATTTCGGGACTTTGTTGGGTCACCATGCCCAGACAAGGAAGCTGGTGACGGATAACCACATCGTTGTCCCTGCCGACCCTCGTGTCAGCCACGGTGAAATGAAGTTTATGACCTGGATGGAAAGCCAAGGTTATACAGCGGAGTACAAATATGACCCCTCTATCCAAGCGTGAACTCACCCAACACATGCAGCGGTTCTACGCTGACAAGGAAAGAGGCATCTCTATCGCCCTTTTCTGCGAACTTGCGGGTATAAGTCACGGTCATTTCCACGATGTTTTCATCTACAACACAGAACCACTGACCGCCAGAGTGCAAACAAGGGTCAGCAAAGCCTACCAACAGTGGAAAGCAGGGAATGTAAAGATTATGAAAAGGCGGGATAACACCCGCTATGTGGACTACAGGAAAGAATCTCAGCCCGTTTACATGCCAAAAATGGGGTTACAAGTCACTTCTGATGGCATAAAAATCAAGGTTGGGATGACAAACAGGCACGATTACAGCGAAATTTCACTTGACGAAGCACTAAGGGGGTAAAAATGGGTATTTTGAGAGACTATTACTGCACAAACCACGGTATTTTTGAAGCATGGGAGCCTCAGTGCCCTATGAAGAACTGCAAAGGGGAATTATCCGTAGTTCACCTCAAACCTGTGGGCACAAGGTCACCAAAAACGTCTGCAACCGACAATAACTTGAAACAACTGGCTATTGAGTACGACATGACGGATATCAAGTCCACAAAAGCTGGTGAACACCAGACTGGCTACATGAAACGTAAGAATAAGCTGACAGACAAGCAGTTTGCCGAAGCTACAGACGCTATGCAAGCCCAAAACCAACAACAACAGAAGCAAACCCGCCCTGGTGACTCCGTAATCTGGGGTGGCGGGTCAAATATCAGCATGAAATCCGTGCTAGGTGGACAATTTAAGTCTGTTAACGGAGAATCTGTGGGCATAAATCCAAAAGCTGCGGGAGACTTGCAAGGCCCAAGAGCCGCCAGCTACATGGCAGACCATGAAAACTTACAGGTGAGAAAATGAGAATACCTAAAGAGCCGATTGCTAGAGAACAGTTCTATCTCGACTTGATAGAAAAATGTCTCGTCAGCCGTGAGCAACGTAAAGTCGATTACTCATCCCTGCGTAGCTACTACCTGTTTGGTAACGCTCCTGATGACGTACCCGCCATCTACAACAAGATTTATCCGCACATTGACCAACTGACCTCGTTCCTGTACTCAGCAGAAACCACCAAGTTCTCTATCCACACGGGTGCGGCTGTCTCCGAAGACGAACAGATTAAGGTTCCGACTCTCAGCAAAGCCCTGAATGACGAATGGCTCAATAGTAACGCTGACCAAGTGTTCTCAACCGCAGTCACGTGGTCACTTTGCTACAACTCAACCTTTGTCAAACTCGTTATCAACAACGGCATCCACCCCTACATGGTGGAACCCGCCTGTATTGGCGTACTGCGTGAAGACAGTGCCTACACTGACAGGCAAGAAGCCCTTGTCCACTCCTACTACATCACCAAGTCCGAGTTGTTCGACAGACTCTACTCCCACCCAGACAGAGATGCCATCGTCAAACGGGTCATGTCCTCGCAGCATGAGCGTACCGAGATTGCCAGTGGCATCCAGCGCATCATCTTGTCCCAAACCAACCCGACCATGTACGGTAACGTCAACCTAGACTTGTCGGGAAACCCCACCTACAAAGCCCAAGTCTCCGAAGACACCATCGAGATGATTGAACTCTGGGTGTGGAATGACGAGACCAAAGATTACCAAGTTGTAACCAAAGCCGACCCCAACGTCATCATCTATGACCGTTCTGGCGAGAGCATGTTCTTGAAAGGTGAGTTGCCTTTTATCCAAATCTGCCCCAACCCCCTGTACGACTACTACTGGGGTGCGTCCGAGGTTCAGCGTCTGGTCTACCTCCAGCAGTTACGCAACAAACGAATGACGGAAATTTTGGACTTGCTGTCCAAACAAGTCAGCCCACCTACCGCCCTGATTGGCTTTACAGGCATTTTGGATGAGAAGAACTTTGCTCTCAACCGTGCTGGTGGCTTGCTAGCAACCGACATGCCAAACGCTAAAGTCGAGAAGTTAGCACCAACTATTCCACCTGATTTATTCCGTGAGATTGGTGAAGTTGACCTGATGTTTGAAGAGGCATCTGGCATCGTCAGCGTCTTGCAAGGCCGTGGTGAAGCAGGTGTCCGTTCTTCTGGTCACGCCTCCCAACTTGCCCGTCTGGGTTCCAGCCGAGCCAAGAAACGTGCGCTTGTTATCGAAGATAGCCTAGAAAAGATGGCTACCCTGTATCTGAAATGTATGCAGGTTTACGATAACACCCACTACACAGACGCACATGGCCTGAAATTCATTGCTGACCAGTTCACCCGTGACTTTGTGGTGAAGGTGGATGCCCACTCAAATTCACCCATCTTCATGGAAGACAGCCGCAAAATGGCGTTTGAATTGTTCCAAGCTGGCGTAATCGACAAAGAGTCCTTGCTTGACATGATTGAGCCGCCAATGAAACAATTGTTGTTAGAGCGACTCAAAAAAGCAGAAGAAAAGCAAGAAGCTCAACAGGCTATGGAGCAACAAATGCAACAAATGCAACCTCCAAAGGCAGAAGGTAAACCAGACTTGAAAAAGGTGGGATGATG